ACAGTAAAAAGTGATACAGGACCTTCTTGGGCAGCTGTTGCTCCGTTAATATTTCTGGTTGACATGGTTAGGTCTAAATAATGTCCTTTTAAACCACTTGTGTGAGAAAACTCAAAATCGTGATAGAAGTCATTATTTTTGTTTATTAAACCCGCATTGTATTCACCTTCTTTATTTATAAATCCAATGTTTACGCTTATACCATCATCACCTTCCATCTGCGATCCGCAGACAGGTATGTCATATGCTTCTTCTAGTGTTTCTGTATAACCAGCCAAACCATTTACGGGTCCATATTTTTCAGAATTTATATCAGTAGCCGTCCACCCGTGAGAACCTTCGTAGTTAACGGTTAAAAAGTTTTTAACGTTAGATGGCTGGTCGTTTATTATTAATTGAATATAAGCAGGATCATTACCACTTCCGTAAAAATTGCATCTAGGAACATTTTGGCTATAATGTTGCCATAAATTATAATTGTTATACGTAAAAAAATTGTTTTTATAGCTAAACCCAAAACTTGGCTTATATGAATATATTGAAGTCCATCCGTTGTTTTTTTCGTAAAAGCCCATTGTAATGAATTTCATTTCATCACTTTCCTCAGTTAACGTATTAAACTTCTTACCGATAGATATATCACTGTCTGTTTCATCTGTGTTACCTATAGATAGTACGTACTCAGATCTTCTTGCGTCATACATACCTCTAATAAAATCAGCATTAGCTAAGGCTTCCCTACTAAACGTCTTCATTCCATACTCAGATATTTCAGTGATACCATCTCTACTCAACCGTAAAATAGCGCCTCTATCTTTATCTGCAAAATACTGCCTGCCGTTGTGGTAAGAGTGAGTCTCAGGGTGTTGTGAAATACCGTTAGCGTGTAAGTAAGGCGTTATGCTGCCAATTACTTTATTGCTAGTTGCTATCAGCTCACTACCAGTAGCGGTATAAATAGCATCTTTATCTATTAACGCCGAATGCACCTTCGCTTCTTGGAAAATGTTTAAGCTATTGTCTTCAGCAAATAACTTTTGTATGGAGCCATATTTTGGATCAAGCGCTCGAGTTATATCACTACCAGTAGGAAATTCATTAGTTCTGTTAACACCTGTTTTTTTGTTGTATATTCCAGAGTATATTAATTCATTAGACTTCCTCTGTGGTTCGTAGTCAGTGTCGGTCATGTAAGCCTTCACACCATAGTCAACTTGCGTCCCGTTATACTTACCTTTTATTCTAGACTCTTCCACATACCAAATCCCCTCTATAGCATCTCTATCACTAGTCGCCGAGTTTGATATAATGAATGTATTGAAGTACGATATTTCTAATTTTATAGGCATTTGTTTATTTTTTAAATTTATACCATCGTTTCCAATTAGCATCAGTGTCGTCGTCAGTCCATAGGGTGTTCTCATATGTACCGCCTCCATTGTAAGGCGCTAATGCCGCGGCTATAGTGTCGTTTTGGCCAGCTTCCCAAGCCATACGGTCTGATTTATATTTCCCCGGCTTGCCTGAAGACCTTAATATAGCTAAAGTATTCGGAGTATAAAATTCACTCTTATATATAATTACAGAAGTATCCCTATGTATAACTACGTAGTCATACTTAGCTTCGACATTTTCATTGCCGCTACCATTTATACCTGCTATGGGATAACCGAGCTTAGTATACTTGTAAATTATCATTATATGTCTATTATCCGCGTAGTAGTTAGTAAAACCGCTTCTTTCAGCTATTTTATCAGCTAAAAGTGTTTTGTTCTTGTCGGAGTACATTATATTACCAACTCTAGGATTACTTGCATCAACCGTTTTATTAACGCTGCCTCTTCCTATGTATGACGTAAATGTCTTAGCAAGCTGGTTTATATCTTTATTTGGTTCTTTAACATGCGCCGTAAACCTTCTGTGAATGATTTTTTTAAGTTCCTCTTTTTCAGCTATAGTTATTCCCACTGTGTCGGTTAAACCACCACCGTCGGTTACGGTAACTGTCGCCACTTTATTTGTGGAATCGAAGAAAGCGGCCTTATTGACCTTCCCGGTCTGCTCAAGACCTGGTAAACCGTACTGGTCCCATTTGTCATTTAACTCATAAACCCAAGTTGTTTTTAAGACCCACTTGTCGTTCTGTTGAACAACTTTAAATGCTTGATTAGCCCAAGCTTTAACAATATCACTACTAGCAGCGTCTCGTGCTGTTAACGTAGCAAAGTCAATATCAAATGTTAGACCATTATTTTTTTCAACAGCATTCAAGCCCCCATTATCGGCAGAGCCTGTGTAAATCTCACCTGTAGCAACAACGTCGGTATCAAACCTTTCATCATATAATACTTCAACGTTGCTAACAGACTGAGCACTTATGTTGGGTGCTACATTATTAACTGATAATTGCAACGTCCTTATGGCACTACCCGTGTAAGCGCCTCCAGAGGTGTATTCACTAACTAATGTTACTAAATCATACTCATCATACGCACTGTTGCGATGTGCAAAACCAACGCCTGTTGCTGTTAGAGCACCAGCGGTGGACAAACTGACCCTATTCTTTATATCTACTTGGTTGTTGTTGAGATATGACCAGAGATGCAATATTTCAAATTGTAAGCTATTTGAGGCATTACCCTTAGTTGCTTCAACTGTGCCAATTGCTGTTGTGTCAGCTATGTCTTCATCAATACTAGTGCTAAGTGAACCGCCGGTGAACTGTATACTCTCTTCAGTTGGTGCAGATGCGGGTGGGGCATAATTCAAGCTGTAGTTTAAATCGGTTACTAATCCGCATGTAGATGTTTCATAGTATACATCTAACTTAGATTCGAATGGCTCCGTTTCAAATACCGTTAATCCTTCATAATCAGCAGGTGTTGAAGTTGGGTTTGTTGTATCGTAGAATACGTTTAAATTAAGTATCTCAGCTAGTAACGGATTTTTATTCTGATTAAATACAACATCAGGTAAACTTGGAGATGATGCGGTATCAAATTGGCTAACGGTACCTAAGTTAACGACGTCGATTAAAGTGCTATTGTCGTGCGTTTGCATGATAGACTCCGTATCGGTTGCTCCAGACTGTATGACCTTAGGAAATAACAACTCATCCGACCCAGATAAATTGTTTTTGTTAATATCTACTTCTAATATGCTTCTAGGTACCTTATTGATGTTATCACCAAATAAGCTTATGTAAGATGGGCTACTAGAATTAGCATCCTCTGTTGCTGGGTGTGATGCGTATATGTTATAGTAATCCTGTTGAGTTTGCTTTACAACTAACCTATAAGAATACCAACCTAATACATTATTACTACTATATGCTTGTTCTAATGGAACTATGAATGAGTCTTTAAACTCTATAGTGAGTAGCTTACCAATTATATTGTCCTCTTCAGAAGACCAACTGAAATTACCGCTACCCCCTGGGCCTGCGCTAAATCCGAGGGTGCTATTCCAACCAGGATCATTTGCCACGGTTACCGTATCGCTAACGTTGTATAATGCTCTATTCTTGCCTTGTTTGACTGAAGATAAAATCACGGGTGATTGCCTTCCATATCTATCAGATAATACAATACCAACTTGATATGTTCTACGTTGTTTTATTGACGCGTATCTATGCGCAAATTCGGCATGTTGTAGATTTAACCAATCATTAGGAACCGAGCTAGTTATTTCCTGAGCACCTTTTGCGGACGAAGAAACAGTATAACTTATACCTTTATTACCAGCGGCATCTGTTGGATATTGGTAGCTTGATAGATAGTTACCATAAACAATTCTATTAGATACTACTTCCTGAGACTTGGCTTGTATCGGTATTTTATCACTAACTCGAACTATATCCCCCTCTGGTAGTACCTTGTAAGGGTTTTCACTTTTGTAATTAAATACAACACAGTGCCTCCAAAATGTTGGTTGGTTAGACCATACTTTATGCGGGTATATATCTACGTTGTCATAAAAACTTCTTAAGTCTTTAACGTCTATTTCGCCAACAACTCTAACAGCGGCATCGTCAGACTCTTTAACTAATATTTCAATACTTTTTAAGTTGAAAGCATTTTCCCACATGGGTACAAAAGCAAGTTGATCGTTATCACTGCCTGATGCAGTTCCGCTAGCTGTTGTTACAGTTATGGGAGTGCCGGACTGATTGCTAGTGAATATAACTTGGCATATACCATCAGTTGTTGCACTATCATCAGCACCTTTGATTATATATGTGCCAGCAGCCAATGTTCCGCCATCTACATCAAACGAACTAGAAGCGCTAACGGTACCATCAAATCTTCTTGTATAACCAAGATTTATGTCGTTAGACATTGGTAGAGGCACCCTAAGCTGAACGTTGTTTATTGAGTTTTGCATAACTGGCAACCTACCAGTTCTAAAAGCATTTTTTGCTCCGTACTTAGCTAGCGCAACTGTCTCATTGGTGATGAGGGTGCTGGCGTTAGGATCTGTTTCAGCGCTATCCGCAATTATGCAACCATTGTTTTGTGGTGCAAATACCACTTGGGTGAATGGTGCTATTAGTGAATACTCATTATCGTGAAACTTATACCTATAAGAGAATCTCAAAAAATTCTCTTTCATGTACTCTGACGATATACTTGACTCGTTTGTGAGCGTTCTAACGTTTGTTACAGTTGATGGGTTTTGATGCTCGACCAATATAGGCGCCGCATAAGGGGAATACTTAGCAACAGATATTTTATCCTCGCTATCGTAATAGCTAGTATCATTTATTGCTTTGTTAATATTTATCTTTCTAGGCTGGTTTCGGTTATCAGTCCAAAATAAAAGGTCCTCAATAACGTTGATACCGGTTATTAAGTTATTTTGTGAAAAGTTTAAAAAGTCACCACTAACAATTACAACTGGTTCTGCCATCGTTGACAGATCCTGCATTATGATTTTATTTGCTGCCATTCGTTATTCAATTAAGTTCCGGCTGGAATGGTTGGTAAAGTCGCTGTTACATCAGATAAGTTAGTTCCTTTTGATTCACCAGTTTGATCTGTTACGAACCAATATACTTTTTGGTTTAGCTCGTCCACATAATAACCAATAACGTCAGAACCGGAGGCGTAGGCTAAGGGTGTGTTGTAATTTAATTTATTACCTAGTATAGGCTCTGCAGACCCAACACCTTCGTCATTTGATTCTGGTATAGATATATTTTGCGCTTCTCTATACTCGTTTTTTGGTAGAATTTTTTTGTCTACGTCTTTATTAATTTTAGCCCCAGTAAAATTATTTTTTAGTTCAGCCATTTAATTAATGTTTTATGTGCTTAGACTTACCCCTCATTGATTGTATCAACTCTAAAGGCTTGAAGTTTTGCAACCTAAGTTTAGCGTTACGCATTGCTGCTTTCCTTTCTTTTCTATACCGATTTACTATGTACTCTGGCACATTCATTTTAGCACTAAGTACATTTAAGCCTATGTGCTTATATATAGCCTCTTCTGCAAACTTATGTACTTTCATTTCGCCATCAGTACCTAAACCATCAGATATATATTTAAGTGTTATTATTTTTCCCGACAAGTCGCTGCTAAAAGCAATGCTGCCTTCAGCTTCGTTTATCATGAATATCCCAGTATTAGCCGATGCACCTGCATCTAAGCCAAATCGTCCACCCATGTGTGCACTTCTTTCTACCTCATACACTTGAGAAGAAAAATAAGCGTTGTTCTGAATATTAGATGTGTCTCTGCTATCAAACCTATCTTGTTGTATTGAGTCGCCTAGCAACAAGTTTCCTTCGTTGTCAAATAAATAACTATAGTCATTACCTTGAAGTATTGGTATATTAGGCCTAGAGCTGTGCTGATATGGTAATATAACGTTTTCAAATCCTGCGTCATCTATCCAAGAGAACTTAACGTAGTTGACATAGTCCTGGGGCATGTCCATTATTAATGTTGGGCCTAACTCTATCTCTTGTATTTTTTCTACCCTAGCTATTTCGTATGAAAACTCTTGTATGCCTCTTTTACAATGAAACAATATATCAGAGCGCTTTACGTCGTCTATTAGTTTACCATTACCTACGTAAGCAATCATAAAGTTGTTTACAATGTCATCAATAGATATAAACTGATATTTGCCCGTTTTAGCAAACACATACCGTATCTCTACATTTTGGCCGGCATTTACTGTATATCCAGCAAGGGATACCGTAGGACTTGTGTATGTATAAAAACTTGGGTCTACTTCAACATTGTCAATATAAACTCTTATATCCGACTTAAGCGCTGGTACTGGGTCGAAGGTTAAGTCTATCGTTAAGGTAGTCGTTGGCGCAGCATTAAAGTAACCTTGTACTCCTGTGTAATACTGTGAAGCTGTTTCTTTAATTAATCCCATTTATTTTATTGTTTAGTTGCTTCGTTTGATTGTATTATTTGAGATGCCATTTGAGTTATGCTTGGGTCTCTTATAACAATGCCACTGTATGCTAATATCCCTGTAACCAAAGCCATTTCTTCAGATGGATGTAGCTCAAAGTTTGTTGAACCAGTTGTTGTGTATCTTTGTATAGCGTGATTACCAATAGTTAGAGTGACGTCAACTGAACCGCCAACTACTGACGTAGATATAGTAAGTACATCACCTATTTCGTATCCAGAGCCAGCTTCTTGTATTGACACTGAATCCACATTTCCGCTACCATCTGTTGTTAGATAAAATGATGCACCTACACCACTTCCGCTGTTAGTTGCAATTGTAACATTTTGAAGATCTAAGTTAACTGTTCTACTGCCCGCATCAGTGACCATACTAAGATCAACTAAGTCAGCTAGCACAACTAAACCAGTTTCCACAAATGTGTTTAAATCATATATTTTATTGCCATATTGAGAGTTAATTGTATAACCCCATCTTGGATCATCTGGCTTTTTTATATAATCAACAGTAACTGTCGACGCATCAGCTAAAGCTGGCAGCGTTGTTATCGATGTACCCGCAGTTTCTTGATAGTACACAGGAAAAGTTGATGATGGTGCAGTCAACGGTGAAGACTGCATGTAGGTAATCTCGTGCTTTTTAACTTCCTCATATGTCCTTAATCTATCATTACTTACAATGTTGATTATTTTATATATGTCGGCTGGTAAATTGGCAGACCCAGAAGTAAATGTTGAAGTATCTGTTTTGTATAACGTGTCAAGCTTTTCTTGAACATTATTAGTAGTATCAGCAACTCCTTGGTTAACAAGACCTCTCGCTTTATAGTTTAATGTTTTATTTAAATCATAAAACGTTTTGTCTACAAGGCTTAATTGAACTTGCTTAGCTATCTTATTAAACTCATCTGGAGTAAGATAGCCTCGCTGTTCCTTATTCATTATAGATAAAACGGTTTTGTAAACAGTATTTATGTTTATAGCCATTTTATACTTATTTTAATATGTTCGCTTTTTACCTCTTTTTTCTATTCTTGAACCCCTCTTAGCAAAACGCTCTTGTTTCCGGTTAGTTCTATCAACTTGCCTTCCTTCTTTCATAGCACCTTTGTAATCAGCAATATTATCAAAACCAGCTTTTTCCGCTTTCGCTTGACGCTTTTTACCAATGGCTTTTCCCCATGCGTATCCCATATCCCAAAAACTATCACCGCTTTTTGATATATACTGATCCTCAAACATTTTTGCTATTTTATCTTGGGCTTTAGATTCGTTGCTTTGTCTAGGCGGGCCTTGAGAAACATCTTTAATGTAGTTAGCATCAGCGTTGCGGTGCGGCAGTTCTTCAACCTTCATAACATTTTCTGCAGATTGCTTACTTAATAAATCCGAGGCTGTTTCAAAACTGGCCGTATCCATTAGTTTAATGTCTTCACCGCGGGAAGACTTACTACTACTAGGCGTACTAGTCTTTGTGCTTTTGCCCACTTCTTTCTGTTTAAGATCAATAGGTACTCCCATTATCGCTTTGCTTTATTTGCTCTGTTATTAATCTTACTGCTTTTTTTCTTAAATTTAGTTGCTTTGTTTTGTTTTTTAATATCAGCTTTATGCTCTTTCACCTGCCCTTTAACGGTCTTTCTGTAATCCTTTAAAGTTGATCTCATTTCTTTAACACTAGCACCATCTTCAGCCATTTTAGCAAAGTTAGGGGCTTTGGCAATATTACTAGCCGCACTGGTATTAAATGTGCTAGGTGTTTCTACTTCTTTAGAACCCATCAACATAGTGTTTCCAGATCTTGGTAAGCCAGCTATTTGCATTTTTGACGGAGTGCTTTTTACACCTGCTGCTATTTCAGAGCTAGTACGTAGTCTAGACTTTGGCTTAGACTTTGGCTTTGGCTTTAGCTTTCCTGTAACAAACTCTGACGCGCGATTAGGATTGTTTTGCACAGCGTGTGCTTCTCGCGCTAATTCATTATTTGATTTTGCTGTTTTAGTTGCTTTAGTTGACTTTGGTCTATTTCGTTCATCTAAATCCTTCATTTTCCAATCAGGTCGAGGATCCGGATTAGTTGTTGGCGTCCATAGGTTGCTCCACCAGTCGTTACTTGGGAAACTATAATATTTAGCTTTGCTAACGTTTTGTTTTGAACCTTTGTTATCTGCTTTTGCTTTATTTTCAGGTGTTATTTTATTGTTAAATGGCATAATCGATTTGTTGTGTTATGGTAGCCACGATTTATTTATGTGGCTACCTTAACGGGTTTTTAATTGCTATTCTTTTAATCTTTTTTCAATAGTTTGGAATACTTCTATTCCTTCATCTGTTTTAAACCAAGCGGCCAAAGCAGAATATGGGTTTTCATCAAACGGCACTGTCATTAATTTTCTACCGTTACTTGCCCATTTAAAAGTTCTTTGATCTGAGGCTAGTTTTATAATCCCCTGTTCTTGAGCTTTTATACCTATATTCCTAACTTCTACATTATCATCAGAGGCTAGTTCTAAGAACATACTTGGATTATTCCTTGCCATAATCATAACATCTCGCTTAACCTCCTTAGAAGTCATCTTATTGACCTTAGAGCCTATTTCTACACGTAGTATAGCTTCAGCCTTGTCAATATCCATAGATTTAGCGGTATTTAAAGCATCTAATTCTATTTCTAAATAATCAAGATCATCTTCAGCTTCTTTTACGTTATCTTGTTCTTCATAATACTTATCCTTAGAAGGGTGATATAAAGAAAGAAACTTTTGAAGTGTAACCTTTTCTTTTGGCACAGCTAAAACACCTTCTCTAAAAGCAACGTGCTCTAAAACACCATCACCTTTAAATTCATCTACAAATAATGTTCTTTGGTTTCTAGTGTACTTTAATTCTCTTTCGTATCCTTTTTCTTCATCGAAATAGTAAATACCTCTTGTTTTGAGCATATAAACTATTGGTGACTTATTTCCTTTTAACTGGTATAATCTATCTTTAATTTCCCAGTTCTTTTCTAAACTTGTTGACATAATATAATTTAATAAATAAAAAAAGTAAAAACTTGAGGCCACACAATTATGACCCCAAGTTTTAATTAATTGCTATTAAGCATCTGTTGCGTTAAACAATATGAAGTTATTAGCAGCTTGTGTTACGAGACATCTCTCTGACAAGTAGTGAATCTCCATAGCATCAAGATCGCTATTAGAAGCTCCAACAGATCCAGTAACCCAAGACTTCATGCGTCGGTTATCAGTTTCAGAAGCTCTGTAACGAACGTGAAGGAATGGACGACGGATGTTCTTACCCATCATTTGATCATACACTGAAGATGTTCCAGCAGGAACTAAAACTCCCTCAATACCACCAACAGCAGCACGAGTAGCTTGATCATTCAAATATTTCCAGTCAGTCTTATAAAAATCATAAGAACCTCTTCGGAAACCAGAGAAACCAAGGTTAAGAGCCATATCTTCACTGTTCTCAAACACACCATAAGATGTTCCAGTAGAGTATCCACCGTTCATGAGGGCTAACCCAGTATCAATACCTAAGGCAGCAGAACGATTCAAGAAAAGCATGTTTTCTTCAATAGCGCCTTGCTTGTCCAGCTCAATACACATGTTATCCATAGAGGCTTGAAAATCAGCAGCAGTTGTTGTAACTATGTTAGCAGCACCAAATCCTTCAGATACAATACCTCTATCAGAGATAGCAGCAAATAAACCTTCAGTACCTGCAGTACCTGCGCCACCATCAGTTGGTAAAGCAATAGTAGAATCTGCGTGTACAAGCTCGCCTTCAACCATAGCCATTTCAAGATAATCTTCGAAACGAGTTCGGGTATCACCTTCAGCCTTCATATACCATAAGTAACCAGCTTGGCCAGCTTCTCCTGAAACTTCAACCCAACCAATTTGAGCGGCATCAGATCCTGATACTTCAAACTTGTCCTTGATAATAATAGGCTTATTGCTAAAGCTCTTGAATTCAGGCTTAACAGAGCCAGACATTCCAGCTGATCCTTTTGCAAATTCAGAACCGTAAACAAACAATTGAATTGGCTCGGTGTCAACTGCGCCCATGTTGCTCAACGCAGCTCCTCCATAAGGAAGGATAGTAGCCGTGTCATTAGCAACAGCGCTAACATAAGCTTTGATTACTTCACCACCAGTCATTAGCTTTGCAACAACCGTTTGACCTACTCTAAGAGCGTGAGCCCCTAAACCGCTAAGAGTGTTGGCAGATGCATCGGCAACGATTGCTGATGAACTTGCTGTTCCAGCTAATCCATAAGCTAAGTGAAGACGGCCTTGCTCAGACCAGATAATCTGATCGCCTGACATAGGCATTTCAGCTCCTACTAGTCGTAAGAAAGATGAAATTGATCTGTTTCCGTATCGCTCAACTTCTTGTTCGTAAAGCTCAGGAAGATACTGCTGACCCCAAGTATCAAAACTTGAATCAGCAAAATTAATATAGTTACTTGATAAAGTAACTTTCGAATGTGCGGGATCTACAAACCCCGTTGCTGGGGTAGTAAATTCGACTATACTTTGTGCCATTTTTTATATGTTTTAGTAATTTTTAAGTTTTATTTTCAATTTAGAACTGTTATCACCATCCATTACTCTGACCTTGGTACCATTTGCATTTATAACTCCTGGATCAGATTTTCTACCATTAACATTAATGTTTTTGGCCTCTGACGTCATTTGTCGCACTGCATCTGCTTTACCTTGCTCATAAAAATGATTGGCTAAACCATCGGGATTGCTAGCAGCAAAAAGGGCTTTATGATAACCTTTAGCGTCTGCTAATACGTTATCTTTAATGTACTCACTGAATACATTTAATAAATCACTTTGTGTTTGCTTAACGCTATCAACATCTTTAACGTTGTATCGATACTTCTTTTCTCCTACTTCAAATTCAAAACCTTTGAATTGTTCGTTAAAAAGATTATTCGTTACGTTGTCAAAATGTTCCTTTTGGCGAGATGATAGTTCTTTACCGCTTTTAACTTGCTCTTGATGCTGGTTGTAAAACTCAACTGCTTCTTTTTGCTCTGGACTTAACTTTGAACCCAACTTGACTTCATCGTAATATTTGTCTTTAAGCGAATTAAGAAACCCTTGAGCCTCTGAAACAGCTTCTTTGTGAGCTAGTTTTTTTCGGCGTACATCTCTTTCTTCATCAAACTCTTCGTCAAAAGAAAATTTGTCTTCAATTAAGAAGTCTATTTCTTCATTAGATAAGTGTGACTTAGTTTGTTTATAATACTCACGTAGTAGTGAATCACCATCTACGTTGCTATAATCTGCGTTTAATCTAACATAGTCATCTAGAGTTCCACCAGTCTCGTTCATAAACTCAACGACTTTCTGTATGTTCTCCGGTAGATCTATGCTATTCTCTTGTATTTCTTTTACTACAGCCTCTTTTGTTACCTCTTCAACAAGCTCAACAACTTCGTCTGTAATTTCTTCTAATACTTTTTGGTCTTCTCCTTCGTTGGCTTCTTCTTTTTCGGTGTTTTCTTCGTTGTTAGCTTCTTCTTTGATCCGTACATTTTCTTCGTTATTTATTTTTGCTAAATCTATTTTATAACCGTCTTCGGTTTTAGTTGTAACTTTATTTGGCTCAACTTCTTGCACGTCAACTTGTTCTACCTGTGTTGGCTCCGTGTTTTCTACTACTTCTGTGTTTTCTTCGTTATCCATAATATAATATAAAAAATTTGGTTTATAAATTAAAACCTCCTAGTAAGTCATTACCAGATGATTCAAAGTCTTTAGGTGGTTTGTTATTTTTTCTTTGATCTATAAGTTCGCTTTGTTGTGAAGCTTGAATTTTAGTTCTTTTATCTTTACGATCTTCCTTGTACTCTTCTCTACCGTTAATCACCTGTAAATCTAATTGTTTAAGTCCTTGATTAATTTCAAACTCAAACCTCATTAATTCTCTTTTAAGATCAACCTCTCTTTGCATTTTTTCTAAATCAAAACTATGCTTAACCTGCATCAATTGAGACTTAGTAGAAGCAAGTGCTTGTTCTTTTTGCATTTCAACTTCAGCGGATGCTTGAGCGGCCTGAGCGTTAGATTGTGATTGAGCTTGTATGTTTTGCATTTGTTGAGCTCTATCTTGTTCACCCTTTTTTCTTCTTCTCAGCTTTAGCAATTGATTAGCTAACTTTAAGTTCTTAACTTCTCTTATGTCTATGACGTCATCTAGAGTTATTTGGTCTCTTTGTAAAGCGACTTGTATGTTGTTTTCTAGTAATTGCTTTTCTTCTTCGTCCGGTGCTAAGCTTATATATACGCCAAAGTCGTGAAGATGCATGCTATGTAGTTCTTGTAGCGTAGCCACATTAAACTTGCCTAACGAATTTATAAAAGAGCTTCTAGTATTAGAATATTCTATAGCATCTGATAATCTTAAAGAAGTAACCTCAGCCATGCGCAGTGTTAAGTACAAACCAGCCTGCAATATGTGTTTCGTGGCTGTATTTGAATTTGCAGCTGCCATTTTCTGCAGACCAACTAATGCGTTGGAATCGGGTTTGCTACCGTCTCTAGCCTCGTTTAGGCCAGTAACATCGCGGAGCATTTGCATGTAGTAATTGTATGTAGTTATTAAGCTTTGTATCTTAGCACCACCAGAACCACTTTGTAACTCAGTTATAGGTACTCTAGCTGGATTCATATCTCCATCTGCTGTCATTGACCTTCCGATAACACTACCAGTTTGGAAATACATATTCAATGCCTCCTGTGGGTTGTAGTTTGTTCCGGTACCTAAGTCTATTTCGGCTAGGCCATCTGCATCCATATATATACCGTCAGGAACTAATCTTGACATAACTTGCTGCAACTTCAAGTGTGTTAACTGCACCATGTCTGCAAAAGAAGTCATTCTCGATACTAAAGATTCTGGTCTACCTTGATATATTCTAGGGGCAACTATGCAATAGCTCATATTAACCTTAGTTATATCTGACTTAGGCCTGGTCATATTTTCAGACAACCTCCACTTAAGAAGTTTTTCCATGCCTACTATCTTTGCCCCCTCATATAGTACCTCTATAGATCTTTGTACTTTTTCAAACTGAGACTTTGCGTCTTTAGGTGGATTAAACTCATCTGTTTTTTCAATAGCTTTTTTAGCACCTGATGCTGTGTTTTTTATTTTATATACTTGGTTGTTAAACGTTTTATATTCAAAAAACAGTACATCTACAAAGTTGTCTTGACTTGTTGCTGAATATTTTTGTGATCTATAAACAGAACCGTCGTAAGCCATATCCTCAACTTCTTTTATGTCATCATTAGTTAGTTGTGGAAAAAACTTCTTTAGCTCAGATATAGTCATTCTTTTAACTTCGCCCACATAGTAAAGATCATCAAAATATGGTGAATCAGTGTATGAGTATACTATATCAACAGGATCTACATATTCTATACGTATTCCTTCCGCGGTGTTAAATGTGCTTTTAGCGCATGACATACCTATAACAACTTGATCATAATCGCACCTGCGCTTTACTAAGTCAAATTTGTTTAAGTCAAACACGTTTGATATTGCCTCTTCCTGAGCAATCTCTATGGATGGCTTGTATTCAAGCTGCATCTTTACTGATAACTCTTCTTTTGTTTGTGGTAATTCTTTAGGATCATTCTTGAACATATTGATACCAGTTGTTGTATCAATTTTTTCAAGTAATATTCGATTATTCATGTCTCTTAGCATAGACTCTACATAATCGGTTTTTTGTTTTAAAGAATCTGGATCTTGGCTGTAAGTTTTTATATCAAAAACTCTATCAGACATACCATTAACAACTATGTCGACAAACTTTGGTATGATAGGTACTGGCTTCCAGTCTAGATTTAAATAAGATAAGTCACCATTTATAGCTAACTCATCTTTGTATTTTTGTATAGATTGTTCCCCTCGAGCATACAGTCTTAATCTATGAAAGTTGTCTTTAGTAGCTTGGTATTTGTCGCTACCGTTGTCTTTTCTAAACCACTCAGATTCTATGGCTTTTGCCACTTTCATACCATATTCATTTCCAGACTTTTCTACGTCAAGCACTGACTGACTAGGAAAAATCCCTTTAGATGGTTTGTTCTGCATTATATGTTCATTTTAATTTTTCTTCAACTCTGAAGTGTATCCAGTATTATCGTATCTTTTAAATCCAAAGTCAATGACTTTTTTTCCAATCTTTTTAACGGGCATGTACAGGTTTCTATTGCAGGCCATTATAGCTAAACCTGAACTAATAGATGCATCATGCTTAGTTCTATTATTTATATTAAATTTAGACCAATCGTTTAGCGTTTTATTAAAGTAAACGCTACCGTATTCTGCTTTTTCCGTTAAGCCTACGTGGTTAGCTATATAGGTTTCTATTGCAGCGGCATGAGCCTGCTTAACATCTTCACTAGAATTTGGTATGCCACCAATTTCTTTTTCTGTTATAGATAGCTTTTTCCAAGCTCTATCTGGTCTATTCATTGAGAATCCTCTATAACCTCTATTTTTGAAATGATACAGCAATCTTGGTTTATTGTTTTCAACCAGTATAGGCATGCCATAAAAAACACACGCCATTAACACATCTTCAAAAAATATTTCAGCAGTTTGTGGTCTAGCTATATATTCTAAAAAAATGTGGTTTGTAGGCACATCTTCCATAGAGAATTTTGTTACTCCGTGTAAAGCGCCATTAGAACCTCTACCGTCTACAGTTCCAGATATATCATAAGGGTCACAACCAAAAGCACCTATGTGCTCGTTACCTGGGCACTTAACTCCATTCTTACTTATTACTCGATTTTGAAGATCTTTACTTGGTAACCAAGATAAATAAAATCTACCACCTCTATCTGGTATAAAAATAACTTTAGTGTCTATAGCCCCATTTTCCCACTGAAAGCTGCCTTGGGTTATTAAATTAGAACTATACGAATCGCCGTTAAAATCAATTTGCTCGTATATTTTTGCTAAATTAAATAAGCTATTTTTAGTTTCGTCTCTAAACGCGTGCTCTTCCGTCCTTGGAAACTGTCGATAAAACTCATTTAAAGCGTCCTGATCGCCCTTAAGACCTTCTACTTCGTTGTCCCAATGTTCTATAACCCCAACATCTATTTCGTCGCCGTGTGGATCTTGTTTTGGTTTGTCTGGTGTATCAAACACTGGCAAGCCAAACTTATCTATAAAGCCTTCGTAGTTCCACTCCATCGGTATAAACAAGTTATATAGCCCGCTTTTAGTTTGGCCGTTCTTGTTTCTCTTTAACGTGTCAGACGCATCATACAGTTTGCGAAAATTTTCGCCCCCTTTGTCTAAAGCATTAGAAGTAGAGCCCATCATACACTTGCCTACGATTCTGCTACCCAACCTTAAACAAGTTTTTGTAACTCGCCAATTGTTTAGTATATTATCAGGTCTTTCCCATTTTCCAGACTCATCGTGTACTAATAACTTAAGCTTTTCACCGTCATAAGAGTTGTCTCCAGTGTTTTTCCAGTCTATAGAAGTATCAAGACCTTCTAAATCAGAGCTTTTGGCTTTGCTTTCTATTTTTCGTCTTGTTAGCTTAGATGCTGGCACTCTAAAAGAAAGCTCTGTTTTAGGCCTATCCATACCATCTTGTATGGGCTTAAAAAAGAAGGGTAGGTTAACAGACATTGGTACAACCTTATCTGTAAACATTTTTTTAGCGTCGCTACCACTTTTTGATAGTATACCAAACCTAGCATCGTTCGTCATTGTGGCTAGATTGACAATTTCACCAGACGCCATAAAAGAAAAACCAGATCTTCTATTTTTTAGGTAGCACATTCCGTAACACCTATTATCTAGCTTACACGCCTCCCAATATAAAAAGAACAGCCGGTTAGCCTCTCTAAATTCCGCTTCTCCAACATCTATTTTACACCACTGCAAGTACATGTAGTGCGTACCTGTTATGTATGTGCTTACCCCATTGTTTTTAAACCAAAAACCATTTTCACGCCTATTAAATTCTTCGTCTATATAATCGTGATACTTTGACTTAAATTGCTCTGGACAATCTAACCAATCAAATATTGTTTTAATTTTTTCAAGCTCTTTGTGCTTGTCTAGTCTTTTCCAATATTGTTCTTGTTTGTCGCTAGATCTAGAGTAAACATCTTTAGGTTCTTTTGGTAAAGCTATTTTTAAACCAGATATTTCGTACACATCTCCTATTTGACCGGTGCCACTTAAAGAAATAATATCATCTTCACTATTATAACCTTTTTTCCAGCTTTTAGATTTATTTAACCTATGAAGCCTATTAAGATTCACAGGTTCTACTATTTTATATAACGTTTGGTTATACATTATTTTTTAGCTCTTTTTTCAGCAAAGCCGCTTATCGAATCTTGATTTTTGTCTTCTAGTACAACCCCGTTTAAAGCGGCATCTTCTTGCTCAATCCTAGACAATATTTCAAAAGCATCAAATATAGCTAGCTTTTTTGTTGCTGCGGCATTTTTTAGTCTGTCTGCGGATACGTCTTCGTCTGTATCTACAATTGGTTCTTCAGCAACTTTAATTAGTTCTTTTACTGCTACCCGCCCAGCTTGGATTATATGCTTCCTCGTTTCCTCCGTATTCATATTTAATTGAAATATCTTGGTTTCGCACTCTATATAAACGCTTGCCATCTATTAAAAATTCAAATTGGCTCTTAGGGCCTATGCCCACTAAATCACCTACTTCAAGCCCTTTACTACTAAGACCACTATTTGAATATATCAATATACCAACCAGCTCATTCTCGATATTTAGCTCGTACTTGTCTTTATTCTTTATTGGCTGCACAAAACAGTAATCTTCTAATGCCTGCCAACGTTCTTTGCGATCACCATTTGTAAACGGCTTGTAAGCATATACTTGATCTATTTGACAAGAATACAATTCTTCTTCTATATAGCCAGCACTATTTTTTTCAACGCCTTTAATGTTATGCCACCTTCTAAATATATTGTGGTGTACTATTACTTTATCACCCTTTACTATTGGTGTGTTAAATGCAAGAGGTGTAGATATTACTTCGGCTTCTCTGCTAACACTTTTATGATCAAATATATCCGTGTTCGTGATCAGCTTTTTACCATCTATGTTAACTTCGTTGTTATATCTACTGCCCGTGGGTTTTATTAAAAAATTAAAAACACTTCTCATTAATAGTCTAAGTTATATTCAACGGACACAGACATGTTTTTATTAAAGTCTTTCCACCGCTTTACATCACCCTCTGTGTCTTGTATATAAATAATATACTTTTCTTCAGACTCTTGTATATCTACAATTTGGTGCTTACCGTACACTTCTTGGCCAACCGAATAGTGCATTGCATTTTCTTTGTATTCTTTGCCTATGGTTATTTTACGGATTAATGACATCAGCTTCGGGTTCTTTTATAGTTCCATCTACAATACTAATACTGACCTTGCCATACTTATCCATAAGTTCTTTTTGAATAACTTGAAAGTTATCTTGGAGTCCGGCTAATCTAGCCATCAAGCTGTATTTGTGCATTTCTGCGTCTGATATACTTATTTTACAAGAATTCATTTCATTAGAAATGCCTTGCAATTTGACTAGCTCGTCTTGACTTATTTTGTTTTCTACTTTTTTCATTTTATTAAATTTATTTGCAAATATAGTTAAATATCTTCTTCAGGTTCAAATTCGTATTCTTTTTCAATCATCAGTTTCGGGAAAAAATGTTATTTCAGATTGATTGATCGTATCGAGTTTATCGGTATCTAGTTTCGTTTTTATCGATTCAGAGATCACCAGAGGATAGATGAATGAATCGGCAGGAATCATCACCTCTCGCCCATGAATGCGAAGGGATGCTACGGCTTCTGATTCTGCTCTATCTAGTATTATAAATTCCATCAAATTGCTGCTATAAATGTGTCAATGTCCGCTATCATTAGATCGACCTCCGCTGTTGTCATTCCTGTTGCCGCTACTTTGCAGCACCATTTTCCATTGGTGAAAGTGTCGATCACTCCTTGTTTGTTTCTTGCTCCAAAGGCGAAATCATAAGCGATTCCCGTGGTCGGTCGGGTTTGTGTCCTTGTCGTTCGAGTAGCCCCAACGGTTATATGAAGTTTGTTGGTTGCGCTTCTATGCCCGATTATCATTTTACCATCGGTTAAAGCTGTGCCACTTTTAGCGAAAGACGAAGAGTGACCATTACCGTAAACAGCCACATCGAAGGAAGCACCGTTTTGTGCCTGTAGCATTATTCGAGAAGCAGAGGTGTTCATCGCTCCGAGAATGTTGCGCGTTCCCGTTCCTACAAATCCACTAATATGATATGCCCCAACTAACCAATCTGAACCTGAATTAAAGTCGGTGTTCAAGTCAATTTGAGTATCTGCCCATTGAGTTACACCATCCCAAGTTACCCCGATTGAACTATCAATTGTCGGTGAGTTTTTATAAATGTCATCCTTCGTTCCAGGACTAACCATATTGATTTCAGCCGATGCCTCCACCCCTCCACCAACGGGCATGAATTGAATCAACTTTGAATAATATCCATTCGATTTTGCAGCTACAAATAAATCTGAGCAAGCAGCCTTGAATCCATTAGACAAAGCCCCTCCAGCAGCTACTACAGCAGCAAAGTAAGTCACAGCGTCCGTGTCGTAACTTGGTGGCGGCCCTACATCTCCACTTGAGCTTGTTGCTCCTAGATTTAATCCAAACATATATTATATTTTACCAACAATTATCCAGTTGTCTACTGTTATTTGTTTCAATGTTGCCCCACCCCATTGCGCTGTAATTGCGATTGTTGCAATTCCCCCATTTAAATTAACACCTGTTCCTGGGGCTACCGTTACCTGACCACCTCCCGCTTGAATCATATCAATCTCTGTGCCTACAGGAAATGCTTGGGTTGAATTTGGAGGAATATTTACAGCTACTGCAGCTACATTATCAGAGTATATAAAAGTACCCTCGTGTGTACCTAGTGTTAAGTCTATATTTGTGGTTGTGTCAGTAACTATTGGTCTTTTACCTGTTATATCTTGGTTGCCAGTTATAGCACCTGTCATTGCCCCACCCGCTTTTGGTAATGCAGCATCGGCTGTTAATCCTTGAGCTGCAGTAGCATAATCGGTGGTAGCAAAAGCTTTTACATCCGCAAGGTTAGTTACTTCAGAATCCATCAATGCACCCGCGGCAGTAACGTTTGTTGCGTCTGTTACATCCGCTAAAGCCTCTATACCGTCTAGCTTTGTTTTATCACCGTTAACAAACGCACCTTCGCTTGGTGGTTGTTGTGCTGTTGCGCCTAAAGCTGCCCCTGCTGTTACTGTGGCTACCGCAACTGAATTAATAGTGCCTACCGTTGTTGCGCCTGTGTTGCTAATTGTAACGTCACCTGACATTGCAACAGATACCGATTGATTTGATGAATTACCCAAAAACATCTTTGCAGAGTCAAGGTTTGGTGTTGCATTCGTTCTACCAGCACCGCCTACTTTGATAGTCATATTGGATGTTGGAGTGGCCCTTTCTATCTTACCGATGTTTTGTATCAAGTTAGCCTCTCCTGATGGAGGAACATTTGTTAGTTTTCCAGCTTCAGTAGATGAAACATAAACTGTATCGCCTACAGAAAAAATAATACTGGTTTCGCCAAAGTCAGTAACATCTAATCCTTTGACACTTCCAAAAGTAGCAACCTCACCTGTGTTATTCTCTGCAATATCAGCTAAAGCTATCCCAAAAGCTGGCATTGTAGCCGATGAATTTGATTGTGCTAATTGAATCTCTGGTGTGTTGCCTGATATACCTGAGATATAAACAACCTCTCCTTTATCAATTGCGCTACCTATTGCTTTTGCATCAAATCTAACCGCACCATTCAAGTCACCGATAAAGTCAGGTGCTGTTATGGCTCCAGCGTCGTCTATTGTAGCAGAGGAGTTTTGTAGTAGCTTACCTGTGGTTGTGTCAAATCTAGCAATCGCGTTATCTGTTGCCGAAGATGGGCCTACTACATCACCACTGCCTCCGCCACCACTTACTGTAGCGAATGATAACTCCCCTGCTCCGTTGGTCTGAAGCACTTGTCCTCCTGTTCCATCTGTTTGTGGGTACTTAATGCCATCAATAGTAACATTACTTGTAATAACATTACCTGGCCCACTCGGTGTTATTGAAATGTCTCCACCACCTGATGACACAATACTGTTACCATTGACATCTAGGTCTCCACCAAGTATTGGTGCGGCATCACCGCCAACACTACTTAACTTATTGTTAAATGTGTTCCAGTTAGTTGAGCTTAGATAACCGTCTACTGATGTAGTTGCCGCAGCCATTGATATAGCAGGTGTTGTTCCACCTGAAGAAACTACAGGGGCTGTTCCTGTAACACTTGTTACGCCAGAAGTTGTAACGTAGCCTTGTGTGGAATGATCTCCCCAACCATAAGCGGTGTTCCAGTTTGTTGAATTATCTGTTAGTATACTATAAGTGCCGCTACTAGCACCTCTAAGCATAATTCCTTGTGATGTAAAATCACCATCAACAACAACGTCAGCATGAGATGTCTCACTTGTAATATACCCCTGAGC